TGTTTGATAGGTAATAGGATCGTTATCGAAGTTACCGTCTGAGATCTTGACAAAAACGCCAGCATCGCCAGCGCCTGTGTCTGTCGTAGCTGTATTAACACTCGCGTTAGCAAGTGCATACAAGTTTACGACATCGTGATCAGAGTATTGTCTGAATGGTAGAATTCGTAATGCCATGATTTTAGTTGGTTATTAATTAAGAAATTTCAATGTTATCGCGGGAAAATGCGCTCTTAAACTTGTCACGCAGAGAAGGCTCCTCAGTAGCGACAGCTTCGTTTGCATTGGATACACCAACATCAGTAGGCTCTGCGTCATCAAGAGCTTCTTCCAACTCAACTTCTTCTTCAGAAGCGTTAGATACCCTCTTGGCAACTTCCTCATCAATACGAGCTTGAATCTCAGCATCAAATTCGGCTTGCACCTCTTTGTTTTTATGTTTCCAAAGAACTTCCAGCTTGGATGCAAATGCTTCGTAAGCATCGGAATCATCAAGATCCCTAAGCTCAGTAGCAAGAAATTCGCGGTCTTGATCATCAAGTTGGAATTTCTCATCCAGAGAATCCATACGCTCATTAAATGAGGCAACGGCTTCTTCAGCTTTCTTGTCCTGTTCAAAAGCAAGAATGCGCTCATTGGCAGCATTCAGCTTCTCTTCCATCTCAGAAACCGAGGACTTTAACTCCTCGTATTCCTTGATTGCGCCTTCTTTAGCTGTCTTTTCTGCTTCTACATCCTTGCGGTATTGTTCATCCCGCTGACGGATAGCATCTGCAAAAGTGTCAGTCATCGAAGCGACAGCTTCTTTGGAGAATTTCTTCTCACTAAGCAGCTCCTTAAGTTCGTTAAGAGTCTTTTCAATTTCCATGTCGATAAAGTTCTTTTCGTTGTTTACATTTAATTCACGGTTTTGTGAAATTTTATCCCTTTTATCCTTTATAAAAAACTGGGACTTTTTAGGTGGTTCACCATACAAGCCTTTGACTTGGGCTGCTGGGTTTAAAGTGTAAGCTATACCAAGAGGGTATATATCACCCATGATTAACCTATTGATAGTCTCACCTTTGTCAGTCTTACCACTACCACCAAAACTTCTTAAAAACCCTTGTAATTCAAGTATTTCATCAGGGTCAGAGACAATCCTAGATTCACTTAATAGGTCACTTCCAACAGCTAAAACATAACTATTGAAACCAACCTCCCAACTAGCAGATACCTTTTGATAACTACCGTCTTCTGGGTCTAAAGAACTTTCGACTAATTTAGTGAAAGAAGGATTAACACCTTTATAAATAATTGCGCCTAATGCAATATTGAAGGGTTCTTTTTTATTTTTTACTTCTTGTTCGGATAGTAATTGGTTATCGCCAAATGAACTATAACCAGCTGAAGCTATGTGACCAACAACTTTTTGTTTGTCATGCTCGATGTTAGTAGGTTTGTGTATAAAGTTTTTAGTATACTTAGCAGCTGTCGCGCTGTCCATACCATCTCCGTTCTTATTGAACTTGTTTACAACAGCAGCATTAAAAGCTACACCTAACAAATCAATGTTACTGCCATAATCAACATCAGTTGGGAGTAAAGGAGCCAATGACTCTAAGGATGCCTTAGATATCAATGAAGACTCGCTAATTTCACAAGCTAGAAGAGGACAGTCAAAAGTAGTAGTATACTTATAGTCCATCACTCTTCTTCTTCAGAATTTTTATTAGTTAAATCAATTAGAAGTTGAGCGTAGCTCATTTTTGGCTTGATCATCTTCTTTTTCTTTTTGTCTTTGTCCTCGTCTTTATGCATACTCTTGGACTCTTTCTTTTCTTTACGAAGCATCTCAAAATCCTCTTTTGAAATCTTACCGTCCTTATTCTTATCAAGAGCACTTTTTTGTTTAGGACTCATCTCGGCTTTGGCTTTCTTTTTATCACCATAGTGACCAGCTTTTGCTGGCTTACCCTCATATTTGCCATCCTTAATCATTTCGCCTTCGGCCTTCTTTTTCTTCATATACATATAGCCTTCAGAGTGTTTCTCTTTCATCTCTTTGTCATCCATGTCCATGCTTTCAGATTTATCTTTCATTTTAAGGACTTCTTTATGTTTCCTCATGAAAGCCTCATGATTAGGACCAGCCATATATAATGTCTCTCCTTTTTCGCCTTTATGAGAGTGAATACCTTTGAGGCCCATTTTCTCAGCATCTTTCATAGCTTCTTCTTTTGTTTTGAAGTAGTGCTTGCTGATATCTGGTGCCCCTTTGGATTCTTCTTTTTTCTTATCACCGTAGTGCATCGCTGCTGCGACATCCACTTCGATTCCGTCTTTGGTGTATTTAAGATGTTCGTTCATCGCTATGGTATAAAATTGCCGCTGGATATGTATCCAACGTATGTTGAGCCGAGATATCTAAAACTTCTTTTAAAGTATTTAAATTCTCTATTTCGTTAAAATCTTTTACACAGGATTCTAAGGTTTCGCCCCAATATTCTTTATCTTGAGAGCATACTATAGATTCACATAAATTACTTAACATGTCTTCTTGAGAATCATTTAGTTCCTTAACGCCAAGTTTATCTATCATCTTAGCTTTAGAAGTATTAACAAAACTCTCTATATCATAGATTGTCTTTTGTATATTAGCTCTAGAATACTGTGCATTTACTATCGGTATATCTGTAGTCCCCTCTGGCCTACCAGCTTGTTTTCTGGGACCAGTTGCTTTCTTGTCAGGAGAGTATACAGGAACACCACCTACGATTGGATTATAGTAACCTTTTTCTCTATCTTCTAAGAAGTCTTGCTGTTCTGGCTTAAGCTGATCTGGCTCTGGGAATTTTCCATTATGGAACATCTCCATACCTTGCTTCGGAGTAATGATACCAAGCTCCATGAGTCTTGTGGATGCTCTCATGAGTTGAACCTCATCTCTCATATCTATGTCCTTCATCCTAGCTTGCGGCCAAGATCTAAACCCAAGGTTTTTTGCTATCCTTTTAATTTCTCTATTTAAAAAATCATTTAGAAATCCATGTCTTGACTCCTGCAAACGATCAATAAATATTTGAGCTTTAACTTGTGTAGAATTAAACTTCTCTTCTCCAACCACGATATTTTGTAGACCCTGACGGATATCTTCATTCAAAATTTCATACTTAGCTGGCCCTAATACTAGATTTAGTTCTGGAATGATAAACTCAGCTTTTGTTGTGTAATCTGAAACTAACACACGACCGACACTTTCATTTTTAAATAAACTTTGCATCGCCAACATGTTATTAGGGTTGACGCCTCCTTTATCTGGATCAGCCCCCATTGTTATAAGTAAAATAACATTCTCTACTGTTCTAGTAATAGCTTGATCCATTTTTTTTAATTCAAGCTTTGCATTGATGTCCTCTAGAACGGGAAAGCCAAAAGGTATGGCGAAAGGCTCATAGTCTTGCTTCTTATAAAAAGAGTATGATAATCTAGTAGGGTCTAGATCAATGCTTATGCCTTTTTGAGAGTATGATCTATCACTTATCTTTTTTTGCACCTCTGGGTCTAATGCATCAAAAATAGCTTGGTCTTCTTCTGTGATTGGATTAGCTAAACGAGCTAACTCATAATCAGATAAAACTTTTTGATATGTGCCGCCATAAGTAAACGTGCTCGCTCTTTTCGCAACTACGTCATAAGGATTTAGTAATATATACCTTAAAGGTATTTTATTAGTTCCTGAGTCAATAGAGCCAACTTGGTTTATTATTCTAGCGTAATCCTCTGCCTTAAATCTTCCATCTATTCTGTATAAAAATACATTGCCACTTCTATAATATTCTCTAAAGTATTGGTCTTTTAATCCTATAATATTAACACGCTTAAACCACTCCTCAAAAAATTCTCGGCTTTTCTTAGTCCCTCCTTCTAGATAAATATCTGTGTTAGTAAACTCAGACATAATATCAATAGCGTTGCGAAAGACTGCTACGTTAGCGTAAGCTTTTTGACATAACTCAATAGCATCTCTGGCTGTAACCCCATCAGATGCATACTCGTAAGGAAGCATTCCTACAGCTATGCTTCTAAACCTGTCTATTGGATTTTTTTGCGAAACTCTATTTCTTCTAGAGCCTGTATAACCAGTGCCAGTTTGAGATGTCCTAGCTTTAGAAATGTCTGTGTAAGAAGCGTCAGATGTGTAAAAAGGTTCCCCTGAAAACTCTGGCTCAAATTCTTCTTCTGTTTTTTTGGAAGGGTGTTCACTACCGTTAAACTTCTTCCAATACTCCGAGCGCTTAGTATATTTTCGTTTAGACATGAGATGTAATTTATATTACACCCCAAAGTTAACTTTCAACTTTCAAAAGTTAAGAAATAAACATTGGCGTAAAAGAAGTCTGCACATTAGCGACATCTTCAGAATTCATGTCGTAGTAAACATTCATAAACCAGTTACCTAATACCAAAGCAGAATAGGAATCTTTTCTCGCTTTATCTGCTCCTTTTTGTTTTCTAAGGCTAATGGGTAAATCAAAACTTTGCGTTCCTTGAACAGATGTGGTAATTTGTATCAAAGCACATTGAACCTTGATAAGATCCATCATATCTTTCTGGTGCTCTACAAAATCAATCATTCTAGCGCCCACACCTCCTTTTTCATTAGGATCGTTCCTAAGAAATTTTAAATCTTTTATAGGCACTCTAGATTTACGTTGGATATTGTAATCATCATTCATAGCTGAACCAGCGAAGAATATTTTTTTATGATCGAACGCTGACTGTAAAGACTCGTTAGCAAACCTAATCCATGCCGATGTAGGCTTTCTAAGAAAAACAATATTCTTTTGTGATAGATTATATTGATTTCTTAATCTCCGCAGATTCTTGTCGTAATCTTTAGCTTTATCTAACTCTGCCTCTATAACTCCAAGTTTTAAATTTTTATCTTTGAATATAGTGCTTTCGTTACAAGAGTTAATAAATTGGACACCACCATTGTAGTCACCGACAACCGCTACAACATTAAAATGCGTCAGAACATAAGCCATGTATTTAATGTGTGTTTTCAAACTAGCACCAGATAAAGCGTAGCTATGAACAACTGTTCCTTTCCTAGTGTCTTTGTTTAACTTTATGAGCAACATCGCAAAATCGTCAGAACTTTCACTCTCTGACCAAGAAGGGTCAAAAGCTAAGATGTATTCGTCCTTATGATTGCCCACAACCTCCACACATTGCCCCTCACCGTCTTGTAACGTGCATTCTGCCATCTTACTCACCTTGAAGTATCCAGAGCTGTCATCAGTGAATATAGCGCCAAACTCACGTTCAAACTGAGACTCGCTCATTGTTGCTTTAGATTGGTTGATCAAGTTTTGATCATATAATTGATCTGGGGCGCAATCATAACTAAAATGCATAATAGTTCTATGCGCTCCATCTTGCTTGTTCTCATTTAAGATAAGAGCTTCATACTGTTGATATATCTTGTATAGATACTCAAACTTGTAAGATGCAGATGATAAACCAATAATTTTGTTGTTAGGCCAAATCTTTCGGTCCTCTTCTTTCATCTCACCCTTCTCAATCATCTGAGTTTCTAAATCATATATCTCTTGTCTCTCTGTAGGGTTTTCCAC